GGCCCTTCGCATCGCGCTCCACGTCCACCTGGCGCTGCGTGCCGTTCATGTTGAACCACTCGAAGTCCTTGGACACCATCTGGACGCTGACCACGTACTGCTCCAGTCCCGCCAGGTACTCCGCGGCCTTCTGGATCTCGTCGCTGGGGTACTGGCCGCCGACGATCATCTCCACGTACGAGCGCCCCAACTGCCGCTTGGCGACCTGGATGCGGTCGAGATTCACCAGCGAGTACAGGCCCGTGATGTCCTTCTCAACAATCTGCGCGTAATCCGTCAGGTAGTCGTAGACCACCGAGTCGATGAAGGCGCAGCCCGCCGCCTCGTCGGCCTTCATAACCTCGACGAAGACATCCATGACGCTCATGAGCACTCCCTAGCTGCGCGAGCCGGGCATGGAGCCGCGGCGTGTGCTGATCTTCCCACTCACCGAGCGGGTCAGGCCTCCAACACGAGGCCTCGGTGTGCGAAGGCCGGCGCCGATCGCACGGGTGTAGTTCGGCCGTGGCATGCGGATCAGGGCCTTGGCCACGCGGTCCCGACCCAGCTCGCCGACAGCAGCACGCTCGTAGGCCTTCGCCTTGATCTTGTTCATCCGCCGCTGCATGCCGCGAGCCGACCGGACATTGTTGGACGCCTCGATGCCGGCCATCAGGCCACCAGCCATGTACGCCGTCGTCGCCAGCCGGTTGCCGGGCTTCACGCCGGACTTCGCGCCCATGATCCCGGCAAGGCCAGCCACCGTGCCGTTGCCGGTGCCCATGCCTACGTCGACGTTGCGACGGTGCTTGAGGTCCCGGTAGCCGCGCTCGGCATCCGTGGAGATGTTCTGGGAGTGCGTGCGCAGGAAGCGGTCCTTCTTGACCACCTCGGGGTTCTTCAGCTTCTGCTGCTTGGCCTCCAGCTTCTGCTGGGCGGCGTAGTTGAACGAGCCCACCGCACCCGTGCCGATCGCCATCGGGACCAGGGCATCCGAGGCAGCCGTGGCATGCGGCTCCATCTGCGCCAGGCGACGCACCAGGCGGCCATTGGCGGCCTTCGGCACCTTGCGGGCCACATAGTTCGCCGCTCGAGGCCCACGCAGGGCCAGGGCCGTCAGGCCCATCGTGCCCGAGGCCAGCGACAGGTCCCGGCCGATCTTCTTGTGATGGACCAGCTTCTTGCGCTCGGAGACCTGCAGGTCGGCCTTGGCCATGGCCTCGCGTCGCTTGTCCGCCGCCTGCGCCATCGTCGCGTTGCGCAGCACCGGTCGGACCACGTCCCGGTCCATGTTCACCCGATGGACCTCCGTGTCCGGCTTCAGCAGGTTGTACGCCCCATAGGCCGCCAGCGGGATGCCCGTCGTGCGTGCCGCCGTCGTGGCGATCTTGCCTCCCACACGACGGGCGTGCACCCACCCCAGCTTCTTCTGCCGCAGTGCCCGGACGACCTTCGGACGCCCTGAGCGCCTCAGGTCCCGCTCGAGCAGCGCATTGCCGCCAGAAGCCGCACCGATCAAGGCGCCACCGGCGGCCAGGTTGCCCGTAGCCGCTCGGCGCTGCTCCCGCTTGGACTGGCTCACGGCCGCTGCGCCATCTGCACCGCGAGGGAGTCGAAGTACTCCGTCGCATCACCGACATGCTTCTTCGCCACATGGAGCGTCAGGCCGATCGTGGCATGCAGGAGGATCACCATCGCCTCCTCGTGAGTCACCTTCTGCTCATCAGCCTCGTTCAGGAACAGGCCCACAAGAGTCTGCATGTCGTACCAGCGGTTCTGGGTCGCCAGCGAGCAGGCACCCACCGCCGTGCGGTAGGCCATCTCGCGCAGGTCCTCATTTTGCACGGGACTTCCCCTTCGGCTTGGCCTTGCTCTTCTCCTTGGCGTCCAGCTTGCGCTGGGCCATCTCGTGCTCGCGGTCCTCCGCACGATGAGTGTCCTCGCGCTCGTACTGCTCGCCCTGCTGGGCGTCCTCGCGCATCTGGCCCTCGGCATCCTTGGCGCCCTCGAGCTCAGCCTGCTCCTGCGCCTGAACGTCCTCGCGCTCCTGTGCGGCCTGCTGCTGCTCGCCATCCACCGCCTGCTGCTCGGCGGACTGGGCATCGGAGATGGCCGGCTGCATGGCACTAGTGGGCAGCTGGCCCATCCGCGCCATCATCACCTCCTGCTGAGCCTGGATGTACTCGGTGTTGATCTGCGCGAAGGCCGTGGCCTCCGTGCGCTGCTGCATCTGCCGGCGACGCTCGATCGCGTCCTTGTCCAGCTGCGGCAGGCGAGCAGCCTCCCGGATGAAGTTCTCCAGGTCACCGTCGGGGAACCAGTTGACCCCGGTGCCCGCCAAGGCCGCCATGAACTGCGCCAGCTGGCTGATGTCCGGGGAGTCCACGTCCGTCGGCACGATCGTCGGCAGGGCCTCCGGCCGCCAGCCGTTCGCCATGAACAGCCGCGGCAGGGCGTGCCGGTTGAGCACGTCGGCGATGTTGTTCGCGATCGAGTTCAGCGACGTCCGGAAGATGCCCGTCTTGTCGGTGTGCAGGGAGTACGAGCCCACACTCTGGTGGCCGACCAGGATGAAGTCGGCCAGCACCGTCATCAGGATACGTTCCTCGTACCGCTTGATAATGGCGTCAGTACTGAAGGCTCGCCCACCCCCTGAGCCGAGTAGCTCGAAGCTGTATAGGGGCTGTTTGGTGTCCTGGTCATAAGCCATCGGGAAGACGATGCCCTCTTGCTCATCCCTCCTGACGCTCTTGACCATCTTCTTGAACGCTTCGACGGTCTTCGCATTCTCGGTGCCCGCTTTCGCACGCAGCATCTCCGCAGGGATCTTCACGATCGGGAGTCCCGCGAGGTCCCGCTCGACGCCGATCGCCTCGAACTCCTCGAGGCGCTTCTTCATGAACCACGGGCGGTAGGCGTTGCGCAGCATGCTGACGCCCTCGGGGTTGCCCTTCGTCTGGCGGTACCGGAACAGCAGCGAGCGCTCGATCGGCAGCGTCGCCGTCTTGTACGTCGGCGGGGCCAGCTGCACCAGCGCCCGCACGTCACCGGTCTCATCGAAGTTCCAGCGCAGCAGCGTCTCCTGGGCGCGGATCGGCATCTTGCGCCAGCCGATCAGGCCGTCGGAGAACTTCGAGCGCGTCTTGGAGTCCCGCGTCCACTGGCCGACACGGCGCTTGTACACGATCTCGTGCCAGGACCAGCCGTAGACGTTGGACGTCAGCACCTCGGAGATGAAGTCGCTCCACGTGTGCGACATGTCCTGCATGCACTCCTCGACGAAGGTCGCGGCATCCGCGTCCTCCCTCGTCTTGCCCGCCGGGACGACCTTCCACTCCACGTTGCGCAGCAGCCGGTCGATCGTGAACAGCAGCGAGCCCACCAGCGGATCGTTCTCGCTCATCTCCTTGAACACCTGGACGGCCTTGCGGCCACGCAGCTGCGGGAGGAACTCCTCGTCGATGTAGCCGGCGGCCCGCTTCAGGCCCGTGGAGCCGAGCTCCATGAACGGACTGGCTTCCTCGGCCTCCTTCAAGGCCTCCGCATCCGGCGCCGAGGTATCCCGGACCGATCCCTCACGACGGGTGGTCATCTCGCTCATGCGCTCTTCCGATCATTCGCCTTGAGCCAGTCACGACTGGCCGTGGGTGACGGACGCCTGGACATCCCGTCCTTGTCCTGCAGCAGGCCGCCCTGGCTGGTCATCGCACGGTAGTCCCGCAGCGGGCGATGTGAAGGGGCCTGCGCTGGAGGGGCTTCCATCTGCCGCGGCTTCTTAGGCCCCGCCTTGCGTCGCTCCGCCATCACCGCACCGAGCACCCCGAGGGAGGCACCGGCACCGAGCACGCCGGCACCCACCCGCTTCACCCGCACGCGCTTGCGCCGGATGGCGTCCCCAGCCAGCATCGTGGCGTCCTTGGCCCTGCCCTCGGCATCCCGGATCGCCGTCTGGCGGTGATGCTCGTCGGCGTCCTTGATCCGCTGGCGCTGGGCGTTCATCTGCTCCGGGCCCATCCGGTACTGCACGGGGGCACCGACCGGCTTGCCCAGGTTGTGCCGGGTGTCCTCGTCGAGGATGTCGTGCATCTGCTTCATCCTCGTGCGGGCTCGAGTGGCACCGGCCTTCGCCTTCGGGGCCTGCGGCTTGCCGTACAGCTTCGTCGGGTCGTACGGCTGGCCCTTGGGCATGCTCGAGGCGTGAGCCATGATCCCGCCACCCGTGGCTGCTATCGCCCCGCCCACAAGAGCAGCATCACCCCAGCGATTGGGCCGGCGATCGGAGGGCATGGAGGACCTTTCGTTGGCAACACCACAAGGCTACGGGCTGACAGGTCCGGGTGCCCGTACCTCAGGCGCTGACGTTGAGCTCCCCGTACGGCGTCCACGCGGACCACCCCAGGTACTTCAGGCCCCACCGCGGGAACGTGCGAGGGGCGTAGTCGATCTTGCCCTGGCGCACGTAGTCGTTGCTCAGGCACTTGTCGTGCGTCTTGATGCCAGCCGCGATCGCCACGTGCCCGAACTGCCCGCCCGAGTAGTACAGCAGTGCGCCTCGAGGCGCCTGCGACGGCGAGCCACCCACGTGCTTGTGCTGGCGGGGGATCTTGTTCCACGCGCTGATCGCGCTCGGCGCCCATGCCGGCACCCCGTAGGCGCTGCGGCAGTGCGACTGGCACATGCCACGCCACGACCGGGTGGGGTGGGCGATCTGGCCACGGCTGAACGCCATGACCTCGGCCACGGTTCGCTTGAGGTACTTCGGAGCCATCAGCCCTCCACCGCCTCGTCGTCCTGGACCGCCTGGTCGATGAACTTGCCGGTGCCTTCCTTCGCGATCGGGGTGTCCTCCGGGTCTACCCCGGACACGATCTTCACTGTCGTCACTTGGTCTCCTTGTCGGGCGGTGTGAGGTTGTTCAACGCGAGCGTCGGCGTCAGGATCGCACCGACGACGGCGATCCACAGCGGGGCCATGTTGCTCGAGATGGCCCCGTAGGCCACCAGCAACGGGATCAGCACCACCGAGATGCCGTACAGGTACTTGCGATGCTCGCGATCGGCGAACCAGTTCATGATGGTCATCCTCTCTGATTATGTGACTGGATGTGACACGACACGCTCACTGGAACTTCGCCAGGGTCGTGGTCCCCGCGCCGGTCGACTGGAACGGGATGCCCAGCACGCTCGGGTCGCCGTGCACCCCGTAGGCGTACCAGTAGACCCGTGCCACGGACAGGTCGTTGGCCGCCTGGTCCGTCGCCGGGATGCGCTGAGCGATCGCCGCATCCGGCATCGCACCGCCCAGCAGGTTGTACGTCGTCTCCGTCACCCACAGCGGGCAGTTCGGTGCCGCCAGCCGCTTCAGCTCGTCCTTCCAGTCCTGCACGTAGTAGCGCCACCGCGCCGGCATGAAGCCGATCTCCGGGTAGATGTGAGCGGTATGGATGTCCACCGGCCAGTCGTAGTGCTTCAGGGCCTGCAGGTACTTGCTGCCACGGTTCATCCCCGGCACGCCGAGCGTGGAGTTGCGGGGCAGCACCGGGGCACTCACGATCGAGGCCTTCGGTGCCCGGGCCTTGATGATCGTCTTGGCCCGCAGCGTCATCACCCCAAGCCGGTCGATCGTGGCGATGTCCTTCCAGAACGGCACCGCAGTCGGCTCGTTCCAGATCTGATAGCTGGAGATGCGGCCCCTTGCCGCCGTCACCACCGCCACCAGGAAGTTGTCCCAGTCCACCAGGTCCTTCGGCGGGGAGTTGGATGCCGGGCCGATCCACGACGCCCAGCCCGTCTCGGCCGGATTCGTCGCCGCCCACTGCGGAGTCCCCGACAGCGTCAGCATGAAGTTCGTTCCCGGATGGGCACTCAGCACCGCCTCGAGCACGCTGAAGTCGTAGACGCCCCTCGCCGGGTTCATGTGCGCCCAGTCCAGGCCGATGTCCCACAGGCGGATGTACTTGTCCTTCACCGGCCAGTAGTCCTTCGACAGGCAGACGTACCCGTGGATGGCCACTACTCCTCCTCGGGCTGATCGTCCTTCGGCTTCTTCTTCAGGTACTTCTCGGTGATCCGAGCGATGTAGCCCTCAGGAAGCAGGACATCGACCAGCCGGGTGATGATGACGATCGCGGCACCGATGACAAGCGACCATTGGCTGTCACTCATCTCCGTACGCCAAGTGCCAGTGCCACTTGTGGTCGAAGCGCTCCAGCGCGTAGGCGCCGATGATCCCGATGAACCAGCCGACGGAGAAGTACACGCTCAAGGACGTGGCCCCCTGCTCCAGCAGGTACAGCGAGGCTCGTGAGCCCCACACGCCTGCCGCGATCAGCAGGCCCCAGTCGTGGATGTCATCGTTCTTCAGCACCCAGCCCAGCAGCAGCAGGCCCGTCGCGGTGAAGGCGAACCCGCCGGTGAACCAGTCGGCCACCGCGCTGCCCGGCCCGGTGTGCAGGCCCAGGTACTGGATGCCCACGACGGTGGTGGTGAACATGATCGCGAAGGAGAACGGCCTGATGCGCCGACCGAAGATCTTCAACGGCAGTTCCACGCCCCGAGCCATCATGGGTTCATTCTCCCAAGGGATGGACATGATTGCCCTCAGATCACGTGGCGAACTCCTCATGCACGTGCTCGGCCGGCGTGCCCGCGGCCATGTGCTCGATGGTGTGCTGCAGGGAGCCGATCACGCCATTGGCGAAGTCGATCTCGATGCGCAGGCGCACCACCTCGTCGTTGAGCACGCTCACCTGCTGGCGCAGGCCGTCGATCATCACGACGTCCGGCACGCCAATGCGCCGTGCGATCTCCACCACCTGGGCCTCAGTGGGCTCGGGTGCCTGCTCTACTGCCTGGTCAGTCATCTGGTCTCCTTAGACGATCTTGAGCACTGAGGCTAGCAGCGTGAACGTCGCCGCCGCCGTCTTGATGATCGTGTAGCCGTACAGGTTGATCGCACTGGCATCCCCACTCGTAGGAGCCGTGCCGCCCACCCACTTGGGCGTCTTGGCCGAGCCGTCGATCGTGTGGGCGCTCGGGTAATACGGAGTGGCCCCGTTGGTGACCAGATGCGTCACCGTGAGGACGTCACCGACAGCCATCAGCGAGTCCAGCGACTGCCCCGAGCTGCCACGGAAGTTCGTCGTCCAGTTCGCCGAGCAGTTGACCGTGTGATACCACACGGCCGAGGTGTTCACGTCCAGATGGTTGGTCGCCGAAGGCGCCGCCGCGACGATGTTGCCCCTCTCGAGCGGGGTGATGAACGCCAGCTGGCTGCTGAAGTTCGCCGTCCACACACCATTGGCCGTTGAGTAGATCCACGACCGGCCGCCGACGGTGTACACCTGCCCGTCGGTGGGGCTGTTCGGGAAGTCAATGGCCATGGGCTCATCCTCTCGCTGTCACAGGCCGAACCGGGCGCGTGACGCGTTCCAGTTCTGGGCCACCTCAGCTGCCGTCAGGGCACGGGAGTAGATCCGCACGATGCCGTAGTCGCCCGGGGCATAGTCCGGGTTGTCCCAGCGCCGGCCGATGCGCACCTCAGCAGCAGAGGACGCCGGTGTCGCCGTGCATGCTGACTGCACCGGGGCCGCGTTGTTCTTGTACAGGCTGAGGTTCGCTCCGTCGTAGGTGAGCACGAGCTGGTACCAGCTGCCCGCAGCCACCGTCACCGTCGGAGTCTGGTACCACGCACCGTTGTAGAATCCGGAGATCACCTGCCCGGACACCCCGTTGTAGTTGATCGCATAGTTCACGTAGCTCGGGTAGTAGTCCGAGACGAATGCTCCGTTGTTCGCCGGCAGGCTGACGGGCTTCACCCACACCTCGATGGTGAAGCGAGTCAGCACGGAGATGCCGGGCAGCCTCATGAACTCGGCATCATCGAGGGTGATCACCCCGCCGGCAGTGGCCGCGAACGCCGGGGCTCCTGTGTCCGTGGACGTGAGCGCATGCCGGTTGTTGCCGGAGATGTCCGTCCACTCGTTGGCCGCCGCCGACAGCGGCTTGGAGGCGTCTAAGTGCGTGACCAGGGAGTCCAGTACCGGCAGTTTCGGAGGAATCGAGATGTAGGGGTAGCGGATCGCTACGAGTCCGCTTCCTCCAAGGCCTGTGACCGGGCTCCAGCTGGCTGCCGAGTCCGAACCGGAACCACCTCCTCCGCCACCACGGCCATTCATGCCTGGGATGCCGTTGTTGGCCAGCGAACCACGCCCAGCCCCACTGGACGCTGAGCCCGGAGTTCCCGTGCCCCGCTTGCCTCCGCCTCCGCCCGAGCCGAACAGCAAAGGCACGCCCAGCAGGCTGGAAACCACTCCTGCTCCACCCACTCCACCGTTGGAGGTCGAGCCGGCCGTCCCCACAGCACCGGCCCCGCCGCCACCGCCGCCGGAGACCAGGTTGCCATCCACGGTGGAGCCGTTGCCCGTTCCTCCGTTGAAGCCTCCCGTGCCCGTGCCTCCGGCGACCGTGCCTCCGTACCCGCCGCCTCCGCCACCACCCGAGGCTCCATTCCCTCCTGCTCCGGCCAGGCCGGCCATGCCTCCGCCCGCTGCCGTGTGAGCATTGAAGACCGAGGAGCCGCCCGGGGCGTTGCCGCTACCGTCGTTGAGTCCTCCAGCGCCCACAGTGATGCCGAACGACCCCGGTGACAGGGTGTCGATGCCCGTCAGCACCCTTCCGCCTCCACCACCACCGGTGGACTGCTGGAAGCAGGATCCTCCGCCACCGCCTCCACCCACGACCAGGTACTCGAACGGAATGGTGGCCGGAGCCCTCGAGGTGAGCGTGAACGTGTTGGAGCCCACGGCAGAGAACACATGGGTCCGGTACTGGCCATCGTCGATGATCGTCCCGCCTGAAGCGACCACGGCAGGCAGCTCAGCCAGCATTCCCCAGGACTCGTTGACCGCCGGAGGAACGTAGAAGAACAGGTCCGGGTCCAGCCATGCCGTTGGATCCAGCAGCTCGGAGAACCAGCTCTTGATCCTCAGGATCGAGCTGGACAGGTACGCAGGCATGGCCTAGTACGAGTAGACGATGCAGATGCCGGCTCCGCCTGCCCCGCCATTGCCTCCCAGTCCGGGGTTCATGCCGACGCCTCCACCACCGCCGCCACCGCCGCCGACGCCACCATTGCCACCATCGCCACCTGCTGCGCTGGCGAACGTCGTCGTGCCGCCTCCACCGCCGCCGGACCCGCCGACTGCTGACGTGGCTGCCGATCCCGCTGTACCCGCACCCGCGGCACCGGTCGTGGAGTCAGTTCCGTACGCGCCACCACCACCGGG